TTCTCTGCAATCTCAGGAAGTTTATCAACGTACTGTCTTTCAACACTAAACCCTACACCAGTACCACACATAAGTATGTACATTATTTCATCAAAGGTTCTTACATTATCAATAGCAACATATGAACAGTTAAATCCTGCTACATTATCTTTATCTAAAGCAGGACCTGCAGTCATCAATGCTCTCATTGAAGGCATAACTTTTAATGTAGTGATAGCATCAACCCATCTATCTCTTTCTTTCTTATTTAATTTTTTATTAGTTAACTTCTCATATCTTCTTTCCATATAACTAACATATCGTTCAACAGTTTCACCCCAAGTTTCTCTTCTGTTTTCTTTTTCAATCCATCTCGCATAACGAGAGATGGCAATATAGTTTTGATATTCAGTTGGTAACATAATTATTTCCCCTTTCTTTTTTTATTATATTTTACTCTATCATAACTATCTTTATCTGTCAATATAGCATTTATATGTGTACGAATAAAGTTAGTTTTTTTTGAAGTTAATATATCCATAGCTACCTTTCTCATATATTTAGGATTGATGTTGGCAGAATGACATATGTATTCAAAATCTTTTTTAGTTTCTCCAAAGTTAGATGTAAACCAAAGTATGGCTTCACGTTTATACTTTGAACTTTCCAAATCTCTTGTATCTTTTTGTGTGGCATCAAGTAATGCTTGTAAAATAATTGCAAGAAATAATGTTCTCTCAGCACTTGTTGAGCTGATAAAATTAGTTTCTGTCTGTTGTAAAAAATCTTCATATTTTTTTTGCATCATACCAATGTGTTGGAATACCATCACTAATTTTACAGTAATCAAAGTTATGTTTAATACACCACCCTGCATAAGTCATAGTACCACCTTTGTTTAACTTTTTATTTGGATTATCAAACGCAAATCTAATTAGAATTTTAGGATTACATTTTCTAAAAAATAAATGTTTCTTTCTCATCTCTATTGTTAATCGTCCTTTAACTTCTATATAAGTACCATTAGGTAGTAAGAAGTCAGGACAATAAGTTTTAGTTTCGTGCCACTCATAACTATATTTTGTGGGTTCATATTTAACTTTTACTTTTTTATCTTTAAAAAATTTATAAACCTTTTCTTCTGAACCACTTCTAAACTTCATTTAATATTCCTCATATGAAAATAGTTTCGTATATGTAAGCATGTAAATACTACACACATAAGTAACATATAATAACTGTTAGATAATACTGACCATGTAATCCATATTGCATTTGAAACCATACCATACAAAGGTGCATAGTTATCTTTGTTACCATACACCCACACAGTAATCACTGCAGAAATCGCAGCTAGTAATTCAAATACACTAACCAAAGTCATCTACTGTTACCTCTTGTACATCAGGTGTCCTAGCTACTGTAGTTAAGTATCTTGGTCCATTTGAATAGACAAATTTTCTAAGTCCTTTCCCACCATTAGCATCCTTCCAACAATCAACTTTATAAGCACAGTAGGAACAGCCAACGTCAAGTTTACGATTACCACTAACACCATCTGCAATATCGTCATAACACTTGCTAGGAATTGTATCACTTGCGACAACATTTTTAAGATGTAAGACCCTATCTTTCGCATTTATCATCTCCATTTGATGGACAGGCATAAGACATATCCTGCCACTTTGTTTATCTATAGCAAGAAACGCACCACCTTCTTTACCCTGTGCTTCAGCATAAGCTGATAACTGAGGTATATATCCAAAAGGGTCATCTTTTAATAATGAACGATTAGAAAATTTTTTAAATGAGTATGCACTAGCAGATTTACAATCTGTTATAACACCATCAATCTCACAATCTTGGTGTCCCAATACCCCTTCAATCTCTAATTCTTTTTGTTCATTTTTAACTTCATGACCTGCAGTTTTAGCAAGAAGTAAAAGTAATTCCTCAAGCATATAACCATAAGCAAATTTTATCTTTGCCCATGCAGGTAGATTTTCTTTTTCTATATCTCTTGATTGATACCACACTTGTCTATCAGGTTTACCAATCTGAGACATTCTTAAATTATTATTCTCAGAATGTTTGTCAAATAACGACATGATATTTATTTTAATATTTTCTGCAAATGATTCAACATCTTTCATTGATGGTTGTTTACCTTCAGAGATAGTATCATACATGTCTTTAACTAGAGTATCAATTTTTTTCATTAGACAAAAAAGGGACGTAGTTATTAGCCACGTCCCCCCTCTATTTATTTATTGTTAAGCTACGTTTGTAGCAAAGTCATTAGACTCATCACCTTCTTTAGGAATTTCCTGGAAAGCTTCGTCAACTTCTTTGTCAACATAAGGTACTAAGTCAACAACTTGAATGGCTTGTAGTTCAGCACTCTTACCTGAGTTACCTCCCCACTTCCAATCGTACATTCTATAAAGAACATTTACGTTAGAACCATTACCAATAAGAACCCCTTCCAAAGGACGTTTCATATTGTCCTTGATTTCAGGTGCTCTATTTTGAGTACCATCTTTGCGAGTAGCTTTTCTCTTAATAGTAACAAAGTCTCCTCTTTCGTCTCCTTTGTTTTTAACAGACAGTCCATCAGCTTCAGCTTTCTTTTTGTTTTCAGCATCAACTGATACATCTATACTGTACACTCCACCTTCATCAAACTTAGTGCTAGGTGCTACAACTTGTGCCCAATAAGATTTTCCATTTATTACAGTCATTTTCGTACTCCTTTCATAATTGTCATTTGAATATGACTTATTTTAAATACTAATTATATTTCATTATAGTAACATTGTCAAGAACTTTTTACATTTATTTCTCCTTTCAATTAGTGTGTCTCTGCCCAACTCAAACCAGTCTTGAACTCTGCGTCCAGTGGGCATTTTAGGGTTAACTCTTCAGTAGTATTTTGAATGGCAGTCTTTACAATTCTACCCATTTCTTCTACATCTTTTTTATGTACTTCAAATTGATACTCATCATGTATTGAAGCTACAAGTTTAGAATCAATACCTGATTTATTTATTAAGTTTATCATTTGTCTTAACCAAACCTTACAAGCTATTGCTCCTGCACCTTGTACAATTGTATTAACTGCTTTATGTGGTGAACGTACATTAAATAGTCTACCATCTAAACCTCTTACCTTACCCATAGTTGATGCTTCTTCTACTTGATTTCTAAAATGTTTTAACTTTGGTAACTCAGATAAAAATTTATCAATAAGTTTTTTACCAACTGACATATCTTTTGAACCAACTATTTGTGCAATCTTTTTTGCACCTGCTCCAAATAAAAAAGCATAGATAAAAGTTTTAGCTTGGTCTCTATTTGTAAGTCCTGCCATGCTCATGTTTCTTGTATGAATATCTCCATTTAATATTTCATTTGTGTACTCAGGTGTATCAATATAATGTGCTAACATTCTTAACTCTAATCCTGAAGCATCAGTACCAAAGATAACGTGAGTATTAGGTTTATCTGTAGTCCATACTTCTCTACACTCTTTACCATAAGGTGAATAAACTGCAGGAATTTGAGCCATGTTTGGAGAGTGATGACTCATTCTCCCTGATACACAACGTAAAGTTAAAACTCTACCATGCACTCTACTTGTTTTATCATTCACAACATCTAACCAAGATGTTATTTGAGAAGTTCTTTTCTTTAATAATAAATATTCAGATATAAGTTTAGCTTCAGCTATATCTTTTATCTTAGACAGAACACCTTCATCTACAATGGGTGAACCTTTATCAGTAAACTTATTTGGTTTCCAACCTAGCTTCATAAGTCTTTCAGCTATTTGTTTACGAGATGCAAGATTAAATTCTTGATGACTAACTTTAGTAAAAGGTACACCTTTAACATAACCACGAGACTTATTATTTACTTTAGGTATAAACTGTTCTTCAATCTTTAATGGTGGAAAAGTTTTATGTACTTCTTTTTCTAACTGTTCAGCTTTATCTTCAAGCATTGCGTGTAGACTACTTGCTTTTTTTTGGTCTAAATAAAAACCATTGTTCTCTTGTTTAGTTATGATTGAACGTACATCATGTTCAAGTCTTAAAGATTTTTTAGAAAAGTTTTTACCTTCAACAATTAATCTTTTATAAACTTGGTGAGTTACATCAACATCTCTTTTACAATATGTTAACATCTCTTGACTAAACTGTGAGAAGTTATTGAACTCAATTTTATTTAAACCAATACGTTCACCCCAGGAATCAAGTGAATGACCCTTCTCTCTTTCAGGATTGTACAACTGTGACATGATTAATGTATCAGTTATTTGTCCAATAGTTATTTTTGTATTAAGTAATCTGTTTAGAACTGGTGCGTCAAATGAAACACCATTATGCATTATGATTTCTTTACAATGATTGTTAATAAAGTTAGGTAATTTAGTGTAACAATCTTGACCTACAAATGAATAAGTTTTATTCTCATCAATGTTCTTAGCAACAACACAATGAATATTTTTTGCATCAAGTGAATCAGTTTCAATGTCTAGTATTACTCTCATTTAACCTGAATATAATCTTTTATTGTTTGTATTGCAAATAGTTTTTGTAAATTAATTAGGTACATCTTTGAAGCATTATGGTCTCCACCACTTACTGAGACTTTCCTATCTAAAGAATTAATAATCTTTTTTAAACTGTCAGTTTTAAATACTAACGTAGCATAAACATCATCACCCACACAAAGATTATGAAACCAGTAGTCAGCTTCAGTTGCATTGATACCTGAAGGTTTACCATAACTCTCATATTCAATCGCAATGTTACCAGTCTTTTGCCATACATCACGTTCAGATTTTACTTCAATCTTTTTATCCTGAAGCATATCCTTTATAGCATCTTCTCTAACTTGACCATAAGCTAAATCAATATCAAACTTTTTTCTATTATCTTTAGTTGGTTTCATTGTCATTATCTTTTTCCTTGAAAGGGTTTTCTATTTCAGTCATACGACCATTTTCTTTTGACCATAAAAGATAGGAAGCAATACCAGTAATACCTGCATATCTATTCTTCAATACTCTAATGATTGAGGTGTTAGCTGATACTTCATCTTCTTCTTGCTGGTTTCTTTCCATACCAATTACTGCATCAGATAATTGAGCAATGGCATGTGAACCTCTCAAATGAGAAAGAGAAACTTGCTTACCTTCTTCGTGTCCCTTATCATTATCAAGTCTTCTTAGATGTGAAACCAAAAACATTCCTACTTTTGTTTCATGACAAAGACCTCTAAGTTTAGTCATTAATAAGTCAATTGCTTTTCTCTCATTATTATCTTCACGAGCTGACATAATTAAACTAAGATGGTCAATAAATATCCATTTACAATCACAACCTTTAGCCATAAAACGTATACGAGCCATGATTTGTTCATCACTTAAAGAGCCAAATGAATTATTATAAATAGTTAATCTATCACTATCAAACTCGTCAACAACTTTATTTAAGTCTTCAATGTTTTCTTTTTCCCATACTTCATCAAGATGTAATTGTTTATTGGTATGTATACCTAACACACCTTGTAAAGTTCTTTCTGCATCTTCTTCAAGAAATATTAAACCAATATTATCTTGAGTTGTTTTCCAAAAATGATAGACTAATTCTCGCATGAATGATGACTTACCCATACCAGTCCCTGAAGTAATCGTTACAAGTTCTCCAGTCCTTGCACCATAAAGCTTTTCATTTAGTCCATCAAAGGGATAGGGACAAGTCTTTCTATCTTTCTTTTTCCAAAGATTGTCTCTTATATCTGATACTCTAAGTATACCTTCAGGTGTATGTGACTTTGCATTCCACCAACATTGAACAAACTTTTGTCTTTGTCCTGCTTTTAAATATTCGTTAGCATCTTTTAATTCCATATTAACAATCTTACATTTGTTAGGTGAAAATATTTCTGCTACTTTATTTGCAGTTGCCTTACCTATATTGTCATTGTCAAAACAAATAATTATATTTTCAAAACTATCTAGGTATTCAAAGTTCTGTTTACAATCTCTTACTGCTGATTGAACCCCATTCTTAATTGATACTGATGCCCACTTAGAACCCATCATCTCATAGACAGATAAGGCATCACACTCACCCTCACATATAGTGATGTACTTTTGACCACCACTAAATAACTGTTGACCAAATAATTGTGACAATCCAAAGTTACCTTGAGCAGTAAATTCTTTTGGTAAAGTTCTAATCTTATTTGCCACATGTTTTTTATCTGAACTAAAATAAGGATAGACATGCTTAGTTATCATACCATTGGTAGTCAGAGTTGTTACTCCATACTTACTAGCAGTTTCCTGGGATATACCTCTATCTTTTAATGATGTTGTTTGACCAACATATAAATCGTTATTCATAGTATTTTTCATTGGTGTTGCTACTCCTTCAGCTTTTTCATAGTACCCACAGTCAGGTGTAAAACAATGTGCATGACCATCAGTGTATCTTGCTAAATTATTTTTACTCCCACATTTTGGACATGCTTCGTGCTTTAAAAATTTACTTTCCATCTTTAGCATTTTACCCCCTAGTGTATTGTTTCTTTATTTTTTCCCATGATTGGTTCAAATATTTCATCACCCTGAGTAGGTGGTTCACCCATACCCAAGGCAATAAGTTCCTGAGCAGTATCATTTAATGCATTTTGCATTGTAAGAAAACCATAGTATTCTTTTTCAGCTTTCATTATAGCTGTAATAGATAATGCTCTTGCCATAAGA